TTCAAGTATTAAAACGATTAAGTATTCCATAGTTTAAATTTAAGAGTAACTTGATTGACTAATGTCTACAAACCAATAAGTGCCGTTCCATAATGCGGTAAGTTTATAGAGACCCTCCTCAACAGGTGTCCAAGTCCTAGCTCCATTATTCCACCTTATGTCATTCATAAGCCATGCAGAACCAGGGAAGGTAATTACCGGAACGCCAGTAATAGCAAATATTAAGTTAAAGTAACTTGCATTAGTTGTGTTTGATATTGAGAAAGTAAACGCAGAAGTTATAATAGTGTCACCAGCAAAATTAACGCTCTTCCCACTGTTAAGATTTATAGCAGCAGAAGCACCAGATGTATTTATTGCCTTCACTGACATATTAGTAAGAAATACTAATGAGTCAGCCGAGTCTTCACCAAAAGCTCTTACGTCACCCTCACTAATTTGGGCGGTCGTATTGTCAGGGAAAATAGTTCCTGATGATCCGTATAGTGTCTTATATTGTTGTTCCGTTCTTGTTGCCATATATTTTAATTAAATCCACTTGCTCCAAATCCGGTTGTAAAACCACTTGAGAAAGGTGAAGAACCACTGCCATCACTTCCTCCGCCAATCTCCATTAACTCTAAAAACTCACCGTCAACAATAGCCATCCTGTCTTTGATAGTTAATGATATTGGTAAATATTTTTTATTACTGTCATTCACATCATTTACAATATTTAACAACCCAAATATTCCACCCCTACTTGTAATGCTTGCCCTAAGAAATTTCCATGATTTATTATATTGGAAAGAAGTTGTTTTTAAGAATATTCCATGAAGTTTATCTAACTCTGAAATACCATCCCTTACCCAAAACTCGTACCCAACACCTGAAGAATCTCTTAAATAACCTGTGTATATCAAATCAGCAGATAGAATAGTTGAAGTCGTTAATGTCCTGATCCTAATCCTTTTATTAATAATTTCTTCAGTAACAATTAAATTAGAATAAGACCCTAAGATAACATCCTGTTCAAGTATATCATTATTAAAAAGTTCAGAATTAGCTACCCTCACAACTGCATCAATTGATTCTTTTTGGTTGGTTAAAAACTGAACCACTATTTTATCAATTGAAAAGTAAAATGTTTTATCTGAATAGAATGAACCAACGGAACCATATTCCTTTCTTACCCATTGCCTTGGATTTGTTGTAGCATGATAGTCATCAGGTCTAACTAAATCATATCCAATTGCAACATTTGTATTTTCCTCCAATTCATAATAGTAAATTAGTGAAGGATTGATAAAATCATCTCTTAGCTCAGTTCTGTATCCAGTCGGTATGGTATCATCAGTACCATCAACGGTATCAAATGCCCTCAATGATGCTAGGGTTTGAAACTTTGTAAAGAATGGATAAGCATGATAAACTCTTATATCAAAATCCATCCCATCGGTAGGCGTTCCCGATGTTGGTTGATTAACTAATAATTCATAACTAACAAACTCATTATAAACGGTGCTTAAAACATCAATAGTATTATCAACAGTTGACCACCCACCGTTTGCCTGAAGATATAACGAGCCGTACTTAACTCTAATCCTTAATTTAACATAAGGGTATCTTTGCAAAAAGATCTCTCTAACATCTCCGCTTAAATCATATTTGGCTATTTTGTAAACTACAATTATTTTAAGCTGGTTATTTGTTCCCATCTTAATCTCATACTTGTCGGATTGTAAGTAAGCGTTACCGCCACTTGAATTTGTAGTAATCTCTTCTCCGGCACTTATTGAGTAAGCAACATTTCCAGATTCAATCCTTTCAAATCCTTCCGTCACAGGATAGCCAGCACTCACAAGAGTAAATCCATACTTGTTTATTTCAAACTCATAACTATCCGTATTCGCAACGTAATTAGATATTAATCTAAAATCTCCATTTACAATGATATTTGGCTTTAGACCTAATGAATAATTTACCCTTACAAATCCGTAACCTGGTCTTGTCTCTATTGCCTGACTACCTTCCGCAAACATAAATCCGTTAGCTGTTGGATAATCAACATCTATAACAGGATCAAACGTACCATTGGAAACATAATCACCAAGCGAATCATAATCACGATAGTCATAAGAATCTACCATCTCTTCAACTCGAACGATATTCCATCTACCATCCCATTGTGTTATCCTTGCTCTGAATGCCATTAGAATAGAATCCAATGCTAAATACGCTGACGCATCATCATCCGCAATATAAAAAGCCTCGTAGTCTATGTAAGCCTGATCTAATGGATCGTCAGAAGCAGCGGATACCATCGTGTTAGCATAAATATTACAAGCCACACGTATAGGTAAGTCTAACTTTAAAAGCCCAAGACAGTAAGCTATTAATTTTATAGCCTTTACAGTTCCGAAAAAGTTCTGACCATCTTTTTGACTTAATGCAAAATCATTTAACTCAGACAAAGAATCTGTTGCCGTTATAGAAACATGGTAAGGAGCAGCTAAATAAGGAGCCGAATACCTGAAAGGCAAAACTTTACCAGTCCACTTTAAATTATAACCGGATCCCATATCCTTATAATAATTTAAACGAAAAAGATTTCTATCATTCGTGTATAAGTCTGTGAAGTAATCCTGAATCTCAGCCGTTATTAATAAATTACCCTCCGAAAATAAGAATGGGAAAAACTTATCGGTTACACCCTCCCCTCTCAACTCAAGTGAAAATGTATCCCCACCCCCCTTTACCTCTGTATTTACTCCAACAAATCCCCTCTTAGTTATTTCTAACTTAGAACTAAAGCCAGCAAAGTCATTATATTCAGTTGTGTAAATTGCTGCATATCCAGAGGAGTAACCTACTGTAACTAAAATATCAGCCGAACAATTAGCTGAGTCTCTTAAAAATACTCTGTAGTCTCCGGGTAAAAGTCCTGTGAATGTATTACTAATCTGCCCACTTCCGTAAGTGAAATCAGTAAGACTGTATTCTATAGCATTTGAAGATGTAGCCACTACAGCTATTGATCCATCACTATTTGTTTCTCCGCTTGAGTCTATAACAACGGCAGTGCCTACAATTATTAAATCACACGTATTTGGAGTTATCGCACAAGTGAAATGATTTTCTAAAGAATTATATCGGGCAAAAGGCCACCTATTCAAGTGTGCTTGAAATACTACTAAGGATGTACCCGAACAAAAAAGATCGTTATTAAATGACCTTCTTGCTATGTCACTCCTGCTGTCGCCTAATATATAATAATCGCCTAATGGTAAATCAACACCATTCAACGTTACGGTTATCCCTATAATAGTATTATTACCAGGAACTACCACTGCGGCATCATCAACAAATACCTCTAACACATCCCCAACGGACAAGTTAGTGGTCATCCCTCTAGTGGATAAAATCTCAAAGCGATATAGTTTTAAGATTGCCATTATCTAACCTGCTGGGTAAATTTATTATTAGCCTTGTAGGTTTCTAAAATAACAAACAGGTCTTGCCCTCTTATTACTCCGGTAATATTTGGCATGGTAGAGTTTGAACTGTTCTGAGCACCACCTGTATAAGATGAAGTGGTTGGCCTACTATAATTGGCACGGCCACCACCACCTGAACTATTACCTCTTGAAATCTTAGCGAACAATCCTTTTACAATTCCAAAACCAGCAGCAGCAGCTAATATAGCCCCTATTCCATACTTAGCAGCATCAGCAGCCATCCTTGCTAAAGCAATTTGTTCAAGGCTATTGAGTGCCGAGGCGGTTATCCTTGCGAAAGACTCCCGCATGGAACTATCCGCAGCTATAGTAGAAGCAATTGAATCAGACATCTGCGCTCCGAAATTTGCCCACGCCATTCGTGTTGCCTCAACTTGTCTTCTTTGTTCTTCTAGGTTACGAGCCATGTCATCAAAGGCTTGCTGTGTTCCCTTATCAAACTTTTTTTCTTGCCCCTCCCTCATGTCTTTAAAAAAATCCTTACTGTTCCTAGTTGAGTCTTTAGCCATCGAAGAAATTAAACTCCCCATCGTATCGCCCTTACCAGCCTCAAAATTCTTTTTATGGATGGCTTGCATTTCATACTTATTAATGAGTTTAAAATACTCATTACCAAGTTCTATCTGCTTTTTATATTGTTTGTTTTGTTCGGCTATTGCATCCGCGTCCGCTAACTTTTTACCGGTAGCGTCTACTAATGCCTTCGCTTGATCTTCTAACCTCTTTTTTAAAGTTTCTAAAACAGCAAGATATATTTCATTTGCATTAACATTTCCGTAGAGTGCTCCTTCAATTTGATCTAAAGCACTACCATAATCCCTTATAAGTACATCGGCTGAATCTTGTATTAACTGATCTCTTTTCTTTGCGGCTTCTTCTTCAATGGTTATTAATGCCTTTGCCTTTACTGCCAGTACTTGATACACCTTTGTGCTTCCTGCTAACAAAGCAGATGAAGCCATCAATTTCTCAGCGAATGAAATATTATTACTTGCTGTTACATTAAATATATCAGCAATATTTTCAGCTATTGATCGAAGTGTACCTTTACTATTACTGAAAGAAAGTATTAGGTTGTCATAAGCAGTGCCAACTTTTGTAATAGCAGTGCCTAAGTTGTCCTCCATAGCTCTAGCCATTTGCTCGGTCGACCCCTTTAATTCATGCATTAAAGTTGTTAGCTCCTTAATCTTATCTCCGTACTTTACTAAAACAAGTAAAGAGGTCTGAGCATAAAGACCAACCTCATCATTCGCTTGAGCAAGTGTTATCCCTGTCTTTGCAAGTTCTTCTAATTGTTCCTGTAGTGGCTTGCCTTCTTTTGTTAATAGTGTAAATATCCTCCGCAAAGAAGTACCCGCCATCGTTCCTTTTATACCAGCATCCGCAAGGATAGACATCATTGATGCTGTCTCTTCAAGGCTAACTCCAAGAGAAGCTGCAACAGGAGCAACGTACTTTATACCATCAGCAAACGAATCAAGTGATAATGCAGACTCATTTAAAGCAGTGGCCATTGTATCAGTAACCCTACTCATCTCAGAAGCATCTAATCCGAATGCCCTAAGTGTAGAACCTGCTATCTCAGCACTCCTGGCTAATCCTTCACCTGTTGCAGTAGCAAGGTTAACAGTAGCCTTAGTAGATTGTAGTATCTCTTTTGTTGAAAAACCTAAACGGCCAAATTCTAATTGAAGGTCAGCAACTTGCTTCGCTGTGTACTGAGTGGTGCTGCCTAATGTTCTTGCGCTGTTTTCAAGGGCAGCAAATCCAGCAGTAAGTTTACCCTCCCTTGTGATAACGCTAACGGCAGTCATCGCCTTGTCGAACTCAGCAATAGTTGTTGCCGCGTGTTTAATAGCCCCTATAATCTGGTAAGCACCAAAGGTTCCTATTAACTGATTTTTTAATGAAGTTAGTTTACTACTAAAGATGCCTAAAGAAGCGTTAGCCTTTTGAAGTTGGCTAACCATCCCAGCAGAATTTGCGCTAATCTGAACTAAAACACTTGCTGCTATCTGAGCCATTTATTTCTTTTTAAACCTTTCCGCAACCTCTTCCGGTGTCAGTCTTTTTCCTTTAACATCCTCGTCCTTGTCGTAGCTTAACGTTATCAAATCAGTAGGCTTTACCAACTTACCAGCTCCCATGTGAGGGTTAAGTAGTGAAGCCCATAATATCCTTGTCTGCTCCCAACTACGTTCGTATTCTCTTAATTCCTTGTCCTTGATTTTTTTAAGCCTTAGTAAATAAAGACCCCACTCATACCAACTTAAATCCCAAAACTGTGATGGAGATAATGAAATTTCAGAAACTGCTATCTCTAGCATATCATCTACTGAGACTTCTGCCCCGTCTCCATCTTCGGGGCTTCCGAGTTTTTTGGCATTCCAAATGACTCAGATAAAATCTCTGATGCTTTTTCTTCTCCTATTGTTTCAAGATAATCCGATACCTCTGCATCGGTTGGTATTTTGTCAATCCCCTTATGGGCATTGAAAGCATGAGCGGCTGCTTGGAAGTACTGAAGGATTGCCGTCACCGACTCTCCCTCAGTATTCATCTTCTTCAGCAACCCCGTAATAGAAGTCCCTGAAGACTTCTCTACGAGAGCCGCTGAATGCATCCCAAACTTAAACCCAAACCCATCAAACTCAAAAATTGTCTTCTTCTGCATATTAAGTTATTGAGTAGCTCCACTCACCGTCAATTGTGAATGTTCCTGAAAATGTGGAAGCCGCATTAAGTGGTCCCGACCACTCAATCTTATTCAAATAAGCATAAGCACTCACAGTAAGACTGTCAGTGGAATCGTAAGACATCTTAATGAAAACCCTTGTACGGTTAGCATTAAGAGCTACTAGATCCTGAAAGCCATAAGTCGCGGCTGGGTTAAACATACCATCAAAGCTGATCTCTGAAGATTGTCCACCAGGCAAAACTTTACGAGCTCCGTCATCATCCTTGCAAGTAACGTCAATCTCCTGATTCGTTGATGAGAAGTTTGCGCTTGTCAAGCATCCTATTAGTTGATTGTTAACGTATAGGCCAATGTCATTTCCATTTACTACCATTTTATTTTAGTGTTTAATTTTTAAAAAAATCCGTTTTTACTTTCTTCTTTGGAGGGTAAGTCCCTTCAAACTCTTTAGCGTAACCTCCATAAAGAAGTTCTTGCTTTAATTCTTTTGTGCAAAGTATGACCTGACCAATCGGGTATTTTCTACCTGAGTTATTAGTCCAACTCTTCAATAATGTTACTTTATGTGCCACTTGTATAAGTTATTTCGCAAATAAATGAAGTCTCCCTGCCATATAATCCACCGTAAGTCTCAACGTATATATCGCTTGAGTTTTCAAAATGAATGTAACCAAACGTAACCCCGTTAAATACTCCCTTAGTCCCCACTAAAGAATCTACTACCGCGTTATCCAAATCGTCAACATCATCATAGTTTTTGTGATATGATGTTACAGTAAAGCCAATTTCATATTGACTCATACCTTTACAGATATTCCTTTTGGAATTCATCTTAACTATTGAGTAGGGAGTCAACTCCGGCTGAGGCACTACGCAAGGGTAAACCTTATACTTACTTAATGCAGCATTTTGTCCAACAATAGCTTGGAACGTAGGATCATTTTTCAATATGAAAGTTATCCCCTTTATCATGGTATCCAAGTCCCCTGTTTCTTCAAAGTCCTTCTCATGTAATCCCTTAACTTTATTCCTATGTTCTTTCCAATCGCATCCAAAACAACACCCTTAGTCTGAGCCAACGCTGGCCGCATGAAGGGTGTAGCTTTCATGAAAGTAGTATGAGCATTTTTAAACTTTGCATACCATCCACCAGGAGGTCTTGGCCCCGCACCTTTCTCAACTAAGTGTCCGTGGAATCCTTTATGCCCACCTCCTCTTCTCGGCCCCACATTAACAGTTCCTATCTCTTTAACTTTTCTTATCGATGGCTTAACAATACCTATAGACGATTTCAAATTACCTGTCTTACCAAGTGGCGCAATAGATTTAGCAGCCGCTACAAGTGGCTTAGCCGACTCCGCAATAGCCGCCTGAACAATACGATGGTTCATAGCCTGTGGTAGTCCATGAAGCATCTTATTAACCTCTCTAAGTCCTTGTGTTACGACCATTGTTCGTTCTCTAAAATATTAGTAACCACATCTAACCATCTGTTCCTTCCTTCTCCCTCTGATAAGGTAATGACTTCATAAACCTGACCGCTTTCTACTAACCTCATGTTAGCCTTTATATCCGACCGGTATCTCATGCTCCATACAGTCAAATACATAAACTGAACCTTATCAGCAATCACAACTTCCTTGCCCCTCAAATCATCTTTCCTTGCCCACACCGTAGCAACTTCTTCCCACGAATCCAAGTAGTCCTCATTACTCTCACCCTCACTCACAACTTTTTTAATGATTGTGATCCTCCTATCCAACCGACCAATTCGGTCAAGTTTTAAAATTCTTTCCTTAGTGTTTAGTAGTGCCATTAAATTACAGCTTGCTCTAACACATAAGTATTCATCAATAGCTGCGCACCAAATGGAATTTCCATCGCAGCCGTTGGGCTTCCACTAACTATTACGTTCTGCCTGTTCTCATACAAGTGACCAAGTATAAATAATATAGCCTTTCTCAATGGAGCAGGTACATCCTCAGCAGCAGACCCATAGCCACACACGTATGTAATAATAACAGCATTCGGCCTATCGTAAGTAGATGGCCAACTATCCTTAACAACTACTCTAGCAATATCAGAATGAGTATCAGTCCAATAACTACCAGCAGGAAATACTATTGAATCATTGTTGTCATCGTAGTAACTTATTGAGGTTACACTTTGCACTGGCCCGTTAAGTAGTGTTATCTCATAAGAAGGAAAATAATCCATTCTTATTTCCCTTGTTTGTGTTATTAAACTTCTGTTTGTGAATTGTTCAACCATCTCACGCGATGCCTGAATAAGTATTGCAATTAATCCGTCCTCAACAGTATTATCAACCTTCAGGTCAATCTTAGCCAGTGAGCTTGCAATAGGCTCAAGTGCTGGCTCGGTAGTTACTTTGCTATACTTAATCCGCATACTCTATCTGTCCTTTATTACGCTTAATCATTGCAAACAAAGCAGACTGTTCTTCCTGACTTAACTCTTCAATAAACTCATCAAGGTTGTAAGCAGATCCCAACTTTGGGTTAAATGGCCAAATGTTATCCGGCCCCTTAATGTCCATGCCCATAGGCTTGTTAGTTTTTACCGCTTTGTGTCCTATGCCTTGTGTCATCATAAAGTAAGTTGAGTTGTTATCAAGACCTCTGTTTATATCGTCTTTCCAAAATCTGTATCTCGGCTTTCCGATTACTTTCACTCTCCCTAACCCTTCAAGTTCATTAGCTGTCTTTACCGGAAAAAATCCTACATTACCTTTTGCTGTAGATCGACCAGGAGCAATAATGTCCTCGTAAGCCTCAACCTCTACACCATGAGTTTTCTGTAATGCCTTCCGGCTAATCATTCTACCCATCCCATAAGTAGTGTCGCTTTTTAATCTGTAGCAGTTACCATCTTCTGAGTTCAAAATCAAAGCATCCTTAAAACCAAAAAAGTCTTCCCCGCTTTTAATCAAAGGCTCGTACAAATCAATAATGCTATTAAGCAATACATCATCACTACCTATTTCCAATAAATAATCCCACTCTAACTTCATGGCTTCGTTTAGCCCGTGGTTCTTCTTCTCCCCTAGTGGATCGTTCTTATAAAATGTCCATTTGATTTGGTACTTCTCACATAAGGGGATCAAACTTTCTTCTGATATTACTACAAATGCGTCCATAGGTAGGCGGCTGAAACTAATCAGCCGCCTTATGCCCATGAAGCATATCTCTGTTATCTCAGGGCGTTTCCACGCTGCTAAGAATATCAGTATCATTAGGAAATATCCAAATACTTAACCGCCTCAGTGTTCTCAAGGAAGCTATCAGCTCTCATCAAACCGAACCATGCCACTTGATCAAATTCAGCATAACGCTCATCCAATCTCTTGATGTTAATATCGTTAACAATCCGGACGTTGAATTTAGAAAAATCACCGTAAGCAATGATCTTGTCTCCTGTTGCAGAAGTTGAAGACATAGCCTGATTCAAGAAGTAAGGCTTACCTAAGATTGTGCTAGGCGCACCATCACGGAATGACGGAGTCCATACAGAACCGAAGTTTGCAGTAGCCATAGCAAGTTGCTTGATCTCACTCAAAAGATTCTGATGCATCGCCCAAGCAACGCCAGGAGCGTCACCATAAGCAGGATCGATTGAATCCTGGAAAGATTGCAACTCAACAAGCGTGAAAGTTGAAGTCGAAGCAGTTACTCTTCCTCTTGCGGCAGCAGTCATGTAGCCTTGTGGCTGGTTTGAT